CCGACAGTGCTGCGGTGTCGGGGGTCTTTTCTTGGTCAGCCATGGTGTTCTCCTTTACAGGTTCAGTGGTTGCTACAGTTTTCGTTTTAGCTTCTTCACCGTCCGATACTTCATCGTCGATGTCGTCGCCGTCGATCAGGGCTTGCAGCGCCGCACGCGGCACGGCAATCACGTCCACCAGTCCCAACGCCTTTGCATCGTCGGCACGGTAGGTTTTGGCCTCGGTATCATAGACGACTTTCTCGTCCATCTTCCGATTTTGCGCTACGACGGTCACGAACGTGGCGCGGGACTTGTCAACGCCTTTCTGAATATCGGCCTTCACCGACGCAGGAAGCGCTTGGTACGGGTTGCCATCGACCTTGTGATCGCCGCTGTAGATGAAGGTGATCTTCAGGCCAATCTTGTCGAGCCATTGGCTCATATCCATGTGCATTGCAACCACGCCGACACTGCCCAGCCCTGCGGACGGGATGGCAATGATCTTGTCGGCAGCGGACGCCAGCGCGTAGGCGGCGCTGTAGCAGTTGGAATCGACCATGGCGATGATCGGCTTCGTGCCGCGTGCGGCGGCGATCTCGGCGGCCAGCTCGAAGCAGCCAGCAGCTTCGCCGCCGTAGCTGTTCACGTCGAACACGATTGCGGTCACGTCCGGGTCGTTGATGGCGAGGTTGAACTGCGAACGCAGGAAGTTGTAGCCGGTGACGTAGCCGTAGTAGCCGCCGAAGCGGTTGATCAGCGAGCCGTGCATCGGAATGATAGCTATGCCGTCAGCGAAGGCAAACGCCTTGTTCTGCACGCGGCTGCTGAAGCCATACGCCTCGCACAGCTCGCCGCGCACATGCGACATGAACTTCTCCTTCGCCGCGTCCGGGTTCTGCGCCGACATCATCATGAGGTCGTTGCTGAAGCCCTGGTAGGAAGGGTGGATGAATTGCTCGCGCAGGTTCATGCGCTGCGCGGCGCTGTGGGCCAGATGGTCACTCATTACTTCTTCTCCTTTTGTTTGCGTGCAGGCGGTTGATCGTCCTCGTTACCGTTCGCGTCCTGCATGGTTTGCTGGCGGTCGTTGGTTCCAGGCTTGGTCGCGTCCAGGCTGAACGAAAGGCCCAGCTCTTCGATCAGCTTCTCTTCGCTTGCGCGCTGCTGGAACACGGCGCGGTAGTCTTTGCCCAGGTTGGCGATCTCGTCCTGATAGGTGGACAGGCCACCCTTGATGCGCATGAGCGCCGCCTGGGTTTCCTTCGTCTCGTCGATCTGTGACTGACCAGCGCCGATCCATGTGCAGGCCACCAGCGCCTCGCGCATGTACGGGTCGTAGAAGTTGAAGTTCTTCGGCAGCGGGATCACCGAGTCCTTGCGGTTGATCTCTTCTTCCAGCCAGCAGACGTACATCATGGTCGCCTGCTTATCGGCCACGGTCTTCTTACGGCCACGCATGAACTTCTCGGTTTCCGACATGGAGGCGCGTGCACCCGCATAGTTGGACTTGCTGAAGTCCTTCGTGAACTGCTCGGCGCTGATGCCCAGCGGCGCGGCGATGCGGCGCAGCAGGCTCTCTTCATACGACTGGCCGATGCCTCCCGGCGTGCCTGCGGTCTTCAGGTTCAGCTTCGTGCCGGGGAAGAGGTGCGGCATCTTCACGCCGTCGATGCTGATGTTGTTCGAGCCGTTCACATACGAGGTCATGGCGGCCATGTACTCGCTCAGTGCGTTCTTCAAGCCAGGGCCGCCAGCGCCCATCGACGCGAACACCACCTCGCTCGGCAGCTCCGATTCCACGGCGGCGGCGTAGGTCGCATTGACGATGGCGTTTTGCAGCGTGATCTCGCTGAACCTGCGGGTCATCTTCATGTCCTTCAGCGCGCTCACCATGTCGGCCACGCCACGGGTCTGCTCGGCTTGCAGCGACTCCTTGATGTGGATGACCTGACGGCGGCCCCACGGGAAGTACGCCGGGACACGTCGCCACTTCCACTGATCGTCACCCTGCATGAAGTCGCCGGGGAAGCCCTGACGAATCCAGTAGGCTTGCGGGCGACCATAGATGTCGCGCTCGATGCCCGCACGGATGTTGGCGTCGTCCATGGTGCCGTTCGGGTTCGACAGGCGCGTCGGCGACACCATCTGGAAGCAGGTGTTGAACGGGCGGGCCTGATCGCGCTGCCACTCGCAGGTAGCCAGCACCTCGCCGGTAAAGACGAAGCCGCCGACGCCCAGGCGGATCATGTCGGTGAAGGTCATGCAGCGGCCAGCGTCGAACCATGAGTCCACGGATTCGGCCATCAGGTTGAAGCGCGACTCCACGACTTCCTTGAACGCCTTGGCCCAGGCTTCGCTTGCGCCGAGAGCTTTGTAGTTCGGATTGGAGACGAGACGGAACTGCGCGCCGACGATGGAGTCGCGGTGCACGTGAACAGCGCCGGTAATGAGGCCGTCGTTTTGCACGCTGTCGCGGCCACGTGCGTCCATCAGCTCCTTGTTGTGGTTGATCTGCTGGTCGGGCGATACGATAGGTGGAACCCACTTCAGCATCTCGCGGCTTGTCCGGCTTGCGCCTTCGATGCCACCGCCGTATGCCTGCTCCACCACGCCGCCGCCAGATGCGGTAGTCACCGCGAGCGATTTCTGTTTGCGGGTTGCCATGGTCGTGCCTTAGAAGTAGAAGCCTGCGGGAGCGGAAGGAATGAAACCGCCCACGCACGGGTCGGTGACATTCAAACCGAGCTGCTGCTTCAGTTGAAGGATGTAGGAGTTCAGGCGGGACGCATTGCCCACCGCGAACTCCACGCGCTGACCGTTCATGTCCACCACCACGCGGGCGGCTTGATTGGTCATCAGTTCGTGGTATGCCTTCACCGCCTCGTCAAGCTGGGTCTGAAGTGCTGCTGCGGTTACAGGGTCGGGAGTACAAGTCATTTCGGTTTTCCTTTCAGGCGAGAGCTTGAGCCATTGCGGCGAAGTCAGGCTCGGATTTTACACGGTTTGCATAGGGGTTCTCTTCATCCGCCTTACGCACAAAGTCGTTGTGATCCCACTCTGCGGCCCAGCTTGGCGGGTTCGACCAGTCCAATGATTCGACACGGACGTAGGTGGATACGCACAGGCCGATGCAGTAGTACAGCAAGTCCCATGCCTCGTTGCGGGAGTTCACTTTGATCCAGCCCTTCATTTCCCGCACTTCCGCGCACAATTCGGCGAACCATGCGTCGGAGAGCCAGGACGGGAAGTTGATCATTCCCTTGCCCGGTTCCAGGCTGTCCAGGCGACCATTCAGGTCGTCCTTCAGGACGTTCGAGTTGAGCATCAGGACAGGGACATCACCCCGCGCAGAGGTCTTACTATCTTTGCGCTCCGAGTCCGGGTAGGACACGCGGGTGCGCGGCTGGCCGGGCTTACCGTCACCCTTCAGCAGCACGAAGCGATTAGCCATGCCTTCGTTGCGCAGCCGACGCCAGAATTCGTAGGCTTTGCCGGTCACGCCCGCTTTACCACCGGAGTCGCAGCCGGTGATCTTGATCGACATCTTGCGGCCACTGCCATCGCACAGCTCGTACTCCAAGTCCATCACGTGCTCGATCAGCAAGTCCCAATCCTGCGTGTAGGTCGCGGGGCGCACCGGCAGAGGATGGCCGTCTTCGTCCAGGCGCGCGGACTTCTTGATCTCGAATCGGTCGATCACTTCGATATCGAACGGTGCGCCGGGCTTGATGCCGTTCACCTGCACGACGAACGCGCCCTTCTGCACGTCCACCGTGGCGGCGAGGAAGCGCACGTGTTCCGGCACCGTGCGGGCCAGATGGTCGGGCAGCTTCGTTGCGCGGGCCTTCAGCGTCTCCGGTACGCGCAGCTCTTGCTGGGCCTTACTGATGTATGGCTCGCCCAGGTCGTTGTTGTAGAACTTCTTCAGCGCCTCTTCGGAGCCGGTGCGCTCGAATTCGTCCATGGCGTCGAGGTACATATTGACCAGCTTCTTCCACGTGACGAATGCGGCGGCCACGCCGCGCAGCCAGAACGACGCGATCATCGACCGCATACCTTGGCCGCAGCGCTTACCGAACTTGTTGATGTACTCGCCGTCCTTAACCCACATGCCCCACTCATTCATCTCGAAGCGGTGGTTGCCGTGGATCGGGTGATCGCAGTGCGGGCAGTGCATCCGCGTGCTCTCTGCCGACTCGGTGTTCGATTCGCCCTCTTCGCGTGTCCACTTCAGGTGCTCGAACTTGCCCTCGAAGTAGCGGTCGCAGTTAGGGCAGGGCCAGTACCAGCGGCGGCGGTCGCCACGGTTGTACAGGCCGATGATGCCCGGTGCCGGTGGCGCTTCGTGAGGCGTGCGCAGAATGTACTTGATGTCGGTGATCTCGCGGGACGGCGAGGACTCGACGAGGCACATGGCGTTGGAGCCGAACGTGGTGGTTCGCTTCATCGCCAAGTCGAACGGCTCGCCGTCACCTTCCACGTCGTCCGGCATACGGTCACGGTCGGTCAAGACCACACGCGGAATCGGCTTACCTGCCAGCTCGGTCGGCGTCGGCCAGGAGATCGACAGCATCATGCCGTTCTTGTAGTGCTTATCGAACTTGTTGTCGTTCGCGGAGCCGGGGATCATCATGTCGCCCACGGCTTCGGTGTCGCGGTTCAGGCGGTCGATACGGCGCATGGAGAAGTCGCGGGCCGCCGTGTTGGTCGGGCAGACGATCATCATGTCCATCGGGTCGATCTTGACCGAGTAGAGCGTGGTGTTGATGATCAGGCCGTCCGTCTTCGCGCACTGCGCCGGGCCGACGAAGGCGATGCCGTTGAACTCGGTCGATGCGAACACGTCCATCGGCTCGCGCATGTACGGGGTCGTCGAATTGAGCCAGTCGCCGACATACGCGCCGGGTGAGTTCACCTTGCGGTACTTCGCGGCTGCATCCGACACGCTAAGTCGTTCAGGCGGGCGCAGTTGATCCGCGCACGCGATCACGATGTCATCCAGGGTATCAAAGCTCATCGTCGTCTCCCTCTTCAACTACGGGCGCTGGGCCTTGCTTCACCTCGTAGATCATTTCGGCCACGGCTTCCTGCTGCTCCGGGTTGGTCGGCTTCTCGCTGAATTCCTTGACCACGTTGCGGTACGCCTCGTTCAGCAGGCCATCGCCCAGGTTCTTCAGGATGCGGCGCTGGGCTTCGTTCAGTTCGGACTGGCGATCCACGGCGTCCACGAACAGTCGCACGGAGTTCTTCACGATCTTCATCACGCCGCCGATGGCGCGCACGACGCGCTCGGTCTGCCACAGGTTGCCTTCGCGTTCCTGCACCTCCTGCTTGATCTTCTGCGCCGACCAGAACTCCTTCGACAGCATCTTCGGCAGGTCGGTGGGGTTCATCTTGCGCACATACTCTTCGATGTCGAACATCGGGCGCACGAGGTACGGGGCGGCCACGTCGATGCGCCAGATCGAGGTGCCGTTACGCACGCCGGTCGGCGGACATTGGTGCAACTTCTCGACGAGGACGCGGTGATCCATGCGGAACAGCACGGAGAGCTGCGACAGGTTCGCGCCCTCATACATGATCACGTTGCTGGTTTCGTCGGCGTGGGCGTTCTTCCGACGAGTGATGTGTTCACGTGGCTTCATTCGCCAATCCTTTCAGCGATCAATGCGCGCAGCTCCCGGCTGGGCAGGCGCATGATGTCTTTGATGTGGTTGTGGTGGTAGATCGGCAGGGCGCGTGAACCATTGCGGTACGCGGCGTAGGTGGGATAGGCCATGCCGATTAGTAGGCAGGCTTCTTGTGCACGATGCCCGACGTGCACTTCAAACCTTTCTATTATCTTGTTCGCCATAAAAAAAAATCCCCAGCTATTCATTGAATAAGTGGGGATCATACAGCAGGGAAAAACCCTGTGGGGGTCTTTACAGAACTTCGTCGGCCAGTAGCGCCTCCACGCGAGTATCGAAGTCCATGGCCTTACCTTTCGCGTCCTTCATCAGCTTCACCAGCTTCTTCCGCATTCGCCGCAGGATGTTAAACAGCATCATCTGCGCGTCGTCCTTGGCCGTCAGCGCTTCGATCACGGCTTCGTCCAGGGTGCCTTTACAGACGATGTGGAAGACCGTCACACGTTCGAGCTGACCCTGACGATCCAGGCGGCCAATGAACTGCTGGTACAGCTCCAACGACCACGGGATGTCGAAGAAGACGACGATGTGGCCGCCGTCTTGCAGGTTCAGGCCGTGACCGCCCGACGCCGGGTGCATCGCCAGGATCGGTATCTGACCCTTGTTCCACTTCTTGATGCACTTGCCGGTCTTGTCCATGAAGACGAGGTTCGGGAAGGCTTTCTTCAGGCGCTCCTTCGACGAGCGATGGTGATAGCCCAGCAGGATCGGCTTGCCCTGCGCCTCGTCCACGATCTCCTTCAGCATCTCGATCTTGTGCTCGTGGATACGGTGAATCTTCAGCACCTTGGCGTGGTCGTCCTCTTCTTCCAGGCCCGGCTCCATGGTCGTGTTGTACAGCACGCCGGACGCCATTTGCAGCAGCTTCGCCGACAAGGCCGCCGCCGACTCGGCCGCCACCTCGGTGCCGTCCGCGAGCGTGACCACCATGTCCTTCTCCATCTTGCGATAGAGCGCCATCTGGTCGGGCGTCATGTACACCGGGCGCTCGATGAAGCGCGGCGGCACCATCGGCAGGTAATCCTCGCGCTTCATCACGAGGCAGATGTCGGCGATCTTCGCCAGGATGTCCTTCTCGCCGTCCGGGCGCAGCTCCCACTTGCGCGTGTACTTGTTCTCGGTGAAGTAGCGGCGCTGATACATCGACAGCTCTTTGCCCAGGCGCTTGCCCTTGTCCAGCAGGTAAATCTGCGAGAACAGGTTCATGTAGCTCTCGGCGGCGGGCGTCGCGGTGAGGATGTGACAGCGCGTGACGTTGCCTGGAAAATCGACCACGCTTTGCAGCGCCTTGAAGCGGTTCGTGTTGTGATCCTTGAACGCGCTCGACTCGTCGATGATGACGCAGCGGTACGGCCAGCCTTTGCCGCGCTTCAGGTAGAACTGCACCAGCCACTCGATCCAGTCGCGGCTGATGAAGTGCACGGTGGCCTTGTCGGTGGCCGCCTCTTGTCGCAGGCGCTCCTTGCACGCGGCCTGCGCGGTGTTGGCGTACTTCTGGCGCTCGCTGGTGAACATCTGGCGTTCGAGGCCATCGGCCCACGCCGCCTTGTACGCTTGCTTCAGGCGCGGGTCGTCGTCGTCCACGTGCACGACCTTGTAGTTCATGGAGGCCAGATGCTCCCACTTGTCGAACTCGTTGGGCCATGTCGCGGTCGCCACGCGCAGCGGGCCGATCACCAGCACCTTCTCGCCATCGGCCAGTTCTTCGCCGTCCAGCAGGCCGTGCACGATGTCGGCGATCAGCGTGCCAGCGCTGACGGTCTTCCCCAGGCCCATGTCGATGAAGAGGCCGCTGAAGCGGTTATCGCGCAAGAAGTTGTACGCCTCCCCCTGGTAGCCGTGCATCTGCTCGCGCTTCAGCTTTACCTCGTCGAAGCGCGCCAGGATGTCGTACAAAAACGGATCACGGTGGCTCATTTCAAAATCCTCATTGCTTCCTCAAGATTGTCAGTCCAGAAAACCTCTGCGCCGTACTTGCGCATCTCCGCGTGTTTCGAGAGCTGCTTCGGCTTCGGCTTCTCGCCGAGCTTCTTCAGCTCGATAAAGATCACGCGCCCGCGCCGGATGAAGATGCGATCCGGCACGCCGACTTGGCCGGGGCAGACAAACTTCCCTTCCCACCAGCCGCGCTTGTGCGCATAGTCGATCACCGCTTCCTCAAGGCTCACCTCAAGGTCGCGGCGCATGTTAGGCAGTGGCAGCATCTTGATCCACCTCGCTATCC